CGTGATTGATGTGAATGTGGTCGCGCCAACGTCTGGCCAATAATGAGTCTTTGGAGGAAACGTGTCAAAAACGAAAGAGCAGTCCAGCAAGACGGTATCGAGCGAGGGTCTGAGGTTCGACTTCAGCGAGAGCCCGGTGATCTACGACTTCTTCCAGAGCAACGCCTTCGTCCAGGGCGTGATGGGGCCGGTGGGCTCCGGCAAGAGCTACGGTTGTGCGGCAAAAATCTTCAAGAAGGCGATTCAACAGAAGCCTAGCCCGATTGATAACATCCGATATTCGCGCTGGGCGGTGGTGCGAAACAGCTACCCCATGCTGAAAACCACCACCATCAAGACCTGGCTTGACCTGTTCCCCGAATCTACCTTCGGGCCGATGATGCACACCCCACCAATTACCCACCATATCCGGCTTCCAGCCCGTGGTGAGGCTGCAGGCATCGATATGGAAGTCATTTTCTTAGCGCTCGACCAGCCCAAGGACGTTAGAAAGCTGCTGTCGCTTGAGCTCACTGGCGCGTGGGTCAACGAAGCGCGAGAGCTGCCCAAGGCAGTCATCGATGGCCTGACCCACCGGGTTGGCCGCTACCCAACCAAGCGCGATGGCGGCGCTACATGGCACGGTATCTGGATGGATACCAACCCAACAGACGATGATCACTGGTGGCACAAGATGGCCGTCAAGGAAAAGATGGCCGGGCAGTACGCTTGGAAGTTTTGGCAGCAGCCTGGTGGTGTGATCGAGGTTGATCCTGAACACCTGCCCGACAATCCCGAGGCTAACGACCATATATTCGCTGCTGGCAAGTGGTGGAAGGTCAACCCCAAGGCCGAGAACGTCAACAACCTGCCCGGCGGCTACTACCAACAGATGCTGCTGGGTAAAAACTTGGATTGGATCAAGTGCTACGCCGGTGGTCTGTACACCTACGTCCAAGAAGGCCGACCCGTCTGGCCTGAATATGACGATTCGACCATGTCGGGTGAAACCGATCTGTCGCTTGAAGTGCCGATTCAGGTCGGACTCGACTTCGGATTGACCCCAGCTGCCACCATTGGCCAGCGTTTACCCAATGGCCGCTGGGTGATCCACCATGAAATCGTGACATTTGACATGGGTCTTGAGCGATTCGGTATGCAACTGCTGGCCGAGCTCAATGCGCGGTATCCACAGCACCAGGTGATGATTTGGGGCGACCCTGCCGGTATGGCGCGTGATGCCATCTATGAGGTGACTGCCTTTGACTTCCTGCGCACACTGGGGCTAAAGGCTCAACCCACTGCCAGCAACGACTTCAAGGTACGTCGAGAGGCCTCCGCAGCGCCCATGCAGCGCTTAATCGACGGCAAACCAGGGCTGATCGTCAACCGCAACTGCAAGCTACTGAGGAAGTCTCTGGCCGGTGGCTACCACTTCAAGCGCGTGGCAGTCGGCGCAGGGCAGGAGCGGTTCCGAGATGCGCCCAATAAGAACGAACACTCGCACATTGGCGATTCATTCGGGTATCTAATGCTCGGTGGCGGCGAATATAACCGCATGACCAGAACCCACAGCCTGGGCGGCAAGGCACCCGGCCTGACGGTGGCGAAGATGGACTTCGATATTTTTGCATGAGGTATATCTGCAATATAGCTTTATGGTTGCAACCTTTTGAAAACCCAATAGAATCAACGTAATTCTGTAAATAGGGGGTAATCATGGCTATACCTTGGTTGGCTTTGGCAGTTGCTGGCTCGACCGTTTATCAAGGAATCGAAGCAAACAAAGCACGTCGAGCCGCTGAACGCCAGCAAGCTGAAGCATTAAAGCAGCAAGCCGCTGACGCAGCTGCAATGCGATTGGAATTATCAAAGCAGACTGCTGAGTACGCCAAGCAGGGCGCGTCGCTAGAACAGCAAGCGCAAACTGCTAGAGAGCAGTTTGAGAAGCAGCAGCTCCAGTACAAAGAGAACAAACTGGAGATGGAAAAGAAAGCCAAGGAAGTGCAAGAGGCGGCTGACGAAGAGCGTCGAAAGGCGGCACAGTCTGAAGCCTCTGCGCTAAAGGCTCGCACCCGTGGTGGCCGCAGAGCGCTGTTATCGCAAGAGCGCCTAACGCCAGAGCTGGGCATTACATCAGCTGAGTTTTCACCAGGCATGAGGCTGCAATAATGGCGACCGCACCCAAAGGTAGTAAGCTGCGCAGGATGACAGACATTGACCGCTTGGCCGCTGAGTACAAGCGAAATGTCGAGGCAATGACCGGCGAGTATCAGCAGTCATTTACTGAGTTTGAAGCGGGTCGCACTAAAGCGATGGAGCCTTACAACCTTGCGTCAGCGGAATATCAAACAGCATTTGCTGATTATGAAAAGCAAGCAGCTGGTTACCGCGAAAGATTGGGTGCGTATCAGAAAGCCCTTGAGGATTTTCCAACATCAGCAGGCGAAAAGGTCAACGCGCCTACATGGATGAACAGAGGCGGCGGTGGCTACATCATTGGCGGCAAGCAATATCGCAGCGAGGATCTGCCGGTAAATTATTTTATAGCAGACGTAATGGGCGAAGTGCCAGAGATGAAAACGGTGGGTGCTGGCCGTGGCGCTCGGAAAGTACCGACAGGCAAGATGGTGACTGCGGTGGTCGGCCAAGAGCTACGCAAGAGAACACCACCGGGTGAATTTACTGAGAAAGCACCCACGGCACCAACAGCGCCGACTCTGCCAGAGCTCGCAGAGTTTGACAGCTCTGGATTTACTGCAAGGCGCGGTGAACTCGAATCAACATTTAAACGCGAAGTAGGCGAGCGCAAGGCTGCACGCTTGGGCGCTGTCAGCCGACGCGCAACCCGACCAATGCTACAGGAGGCTTGATCATGCCAGGCAATTACGACAAAGAAGACAAGATGAAGAGCAAGGTTTCCAAGGTCATGCGCGAGTACAAGGCTGGCAAACTGAAATCTTCTAGTGGTGACAAGGTCAAGTCGCGTGATCAGGCTGTTGCGATTGCGTTGTCTGAAGCTGGCATGTCCAAGAAAGGCAAGTGATGAAAGAGGTATGGGATAAGCCAAGGCCAAAGGATCTAGGCAAGCCACAGAAGCTATCCGAGTCTGAGAAGCGCAGCGCGATGCGTCGAGCGCAAAAGGCAGGCCGACCCTATCCCAACCTGATCGACAACATGATCGCAGCGAAAGGCAGCAAATGAAGATCGAAATCTCTATCGAAAAAGAGTATGAAGGCGAAGAGGAAGGGATGGTCGAGCTGTCGAAGCTGCCACCGGCTCTGCGCAAAAAGGTTGCGAAGTACATGTCCACCAAAAAGCCAGAGAAGCCAATGCGCGGCTTAAAGGAAATGATGGACGAGGCTGAACTCGAAGACGAAGAGGAAGACTAAATGCCACAGCTGCGCGACCCTGAAGGTGGGCTGACTGAAGCTGGTAGGCGAAAGTTTGAGCGCTCCGGCGAAAGCAAGAATCTGCAGCCTGGGGTCAAAGAATCTTCACCATCGGGTGAACGCGCACGGCGCAAAGGATCTTTCCTGACTCGGTTCTATACCAACCCGAGTGGGCCGCTGGTTGATGATGACGGTGATCCGACTAGGCTGGCGCTAGCAGCAAATGCTTGGGGCGAGCCGGTGCCGCGCACAGCAGGTGCAGCAGCAAGGCTGGCAGCAAAAGGTCGCAACCTGCTGGAAAAGTACAAGCTAAACAAGGACGAATAATCATGGCATACAAAGAACCACTCGGCGGGATGCGGCTAAAACCCGAGGAGATCATCAAGCGGCAGGCTGCAGCTCAGACAAAAAAGGATGAGTTTCAGCAGCTGTACCAGGATGCCTACGAGTTTGCCTTACCACAGCGACAGCTCTACGGTGTTTGGGAAGGTGGCGCTACCGGCAGCAAGAAGATGGCGCGGGTGTTTGACTCGACTGCTATCAACTCGACCCAGCGCTTTGCCAACCGTCTGCAGTCTGTGGTGTTTCCACCGCAGCGCAAGTGGTGCAGGCTAGAGCCAGGCCCGTCGATCCCGACAGACCGCCGCCAACAGCTGCAGGCAGTGCTAGATGTCTACAGCGACCAGATGTTTGCTGTACTGAAGCAATCAAACTTTGACATTGCTATCGGTGAATTCCTGCTGGATCTGGCAGTTGGCACGGCTTGCATGATGGTGCAGCCGGGTGACGATGTTGCGCCGATCAACTTTGTGCCTGTGCCGCTGTTTCTGGTCAGCTACGAGGAAGGCGCGAACGGTCAAGTAGATAACGTCTACCGCCGGATGCGCATGAAGGCTGAGTCGATCCAGCGCCAATGGCCGGACGCAAAGATACCGGACACGCTGCAGCGATTAATTGAGCAGAAGCCGACCGACGATGTCGAGCTGCTAGAGGCGACGATCTTTGATGCCAAGCGCGGCGACTACTGCTACCACGTTATTTGGAAGGAAGGCAAAGACGAGCTGGTCTATCGCCGTCGCAAGACTTCGCCTTGGGTGATCTCGCGGTATATGAAGGTCGCAGGCGAAATCTATGGCCGCGGCCCGTTGATGACTGCGTTGCCAGACATCAAGACGCTGAACAAAACCAAGGAGCTGCTGCTAAAGAATGCCTCACTGGCGGTGGCTGGTGTGTACACAGCGGCAGACGATGGCGTGCTGAACCCGAATACTGTCAAGCTGGTGCCTGGTGCGATTATTCCTGTGGCTCGCAATGGTGGCCCACAAGGCCCAGCACTGCAGGCGCTGCCACGCTCGGGTGACTTCAACGTGTCGCAGCTGGTGATCAACGACCTGGTGGCCAACATCAAGCGTATTCTGCTGGATGAGTCGCTGCCACCGGACAACATGTCGGCGCGGTCGGCCACCGAGATTGTCGAGCGCATGAAGGAGCTCGCGCAGAATCTAGGCTCGGCATTTGGTCGCCTGATCAACGAGACAATGATCCCGCTGGTGGCCAAGATCCTTGAGGTGATGGACGAGCGCGGCCTGATCGACATGCCTTTGCGCATCAACGGCCTCGAGGCCAAGGTGGTGCCGGTGGCTCCGCTTGCGATGGCGCAAAACATGGAAGAGGTCAACGCCATCATCCAGTACACTCAGCTGATGCAAGGCTTCGGCACCGATGGCGCACTGGCAATCAAGACCGATGCCGTGGTCGATTACATTGGCGACAAGCTGGGCGTGCCAGCTGCTGTGCGCAATACGGCAGCAGAGCGTGCGGTACTGATGGAAACCATGCAACAGCAACAGCAAGAGGCTGCAATGGCGCAGGCAATGGCCATGCAGGCACAAGCTGGGGCGATGCCGATGGAGGGCGCATAATGGATTACGGAATGCGGCCAGATAAGACGGCCAAGGGCTCCGGCTACTTCGGCGAGATCAAGCGGCCAGACGGTAACGTCATGACCGAGATCAGCGTTGGCGTTGGTCTTAATGGCAAAGAAACTTTGATCCCCTTGGTGGTGCCGACCCTGAACAAGTCTGAGCTCAATTATCTGATGAAGGCAGATCCAGAATCGAACATGTTTATGGAGAAGATGCCAAGATCAATCATGGACAAGGCGGTCGATCATGCGGTGATGCGCATGAAGGAAAATAAGTCGCCATTTGCTGGCCCGGATGAAGTTTCTAAGATGCCGATCAAATGAGCTGGGATGAGCTCGACGCAATAACGGCTGACATACGGCCAGCAGAACAGCAGCGGGAAGACTTAGCTAGGCTTTGCCTGCGGGTGTTTGCCACCGAGGACGGCCAAAAGCTGCTGGCTTGGCTGCGTCAGATGTATGTGGATGTGCCTGTTGCCGTGCCAGGCACCGACCCATCGCACGCATTCTTTGCTGAAGGGCAGAGGACTGTCGTGCGAGAACTCATAGCACGGATTCATCAAGCTCGTAATTTATGAACATAGTTTCGTATTCTAAAGCGCGAGCCGATGGATTAAAACATTACTTTAACGGAAGTGAATGTGTAAACGGGCATTTGTCTTTGCGCTTGGTTTGTAATCGCCAATGCATTGAATGTGATAAACAAAGAAAATTGTTGGTAAATAAGTTTCAGTATCAAAAGCATAAGGAGAAGCGCTTACAAAAAGCGGCTGAATATAGGGCTAAAAACAAGTTAAAACTAGCTATCAATTCGGCTAGTTATATATCTGCTCGGCGCAAATTAGATCCTATGTATGCAATGAAAGATCGTTTAAGCGTAAGAATTAGAGAAGCATTTCAAGCAAAGGGCATTAAAAAAAATACAAAAACAATTGATATGCTTGGATGTGACATTGTTGAATTTAAGGCACATATCGAAAAACAATTTTTATTTGGGATGTCATGGGAAAACAAAGATCAATGGCATGTTGATCATATTGTTCCTTGCGCCTCGGCAAAGAATGAAGAGGAGTTAAAAGCTCTTTTTCATTACACGAATCTGCGGCCAATATGGGCTAAAGATAACTTGTCAAAAAGCAACAAAACGATTTATTTAATCTGAAAGGAAAATATGAGCGAAACAACATCTGTCGAGCCCGGTCAATCCGGCCTACTCGACAGCGTTACAGTCGATGACCCCAACACCCCGGCGCAAGCCACCCAGGCAGTCGATATTGATCACCGGCCACCTGACCCCACCAAAGCACCAGCAGAAGATCCGCTGGAGCGGCCAGACTATTGGCCGGAGAACTTCTGGAACAAAGACAGCAACGAGCCCGACCTGGAAGGCATTGCCAAGTCA